TAGGAGGAACTGAATTATGCCAAACGCATTGAAATACCCTTTTAACCCCGATGAGGCTATTGAGAAGCTGTATCAGAAGGGCTTTATGGATGGTACTAACGTTGGGTTCTTGCAGACCCTTATCGACAACACCATCGAGATTGAAGAGAACGCCTTCTTCTGGCAGGAGCATTTCCGCGTAGAGGGTAACGAGTATGACATCGACCTTGGTGACACCAAGAAGAATCCCGCATGGACTGTACGGCAGAAGATTAACCGCACCGTTCCTATGGCTGACGCAATGGCTCCGCTGAGTGAGACCATGCAGCTCGATGCCGAAGGATTCACCGAGAAGACAGGCTCTATCTACCAGTATGGTAAGGGACTGTTTGAGACCTCGATGTCAAAGCTTGAGCTTCAGGCACGCCTGCGTGAGCTTGGCAGCGACCAGAATCTTGTCACTGGCTTTGTCCGTGGCGTTGCCGACCTTGTTAAGGCTCACAACCTCACCGTGTCCAACATGGCGGCTATGACGCTTTCGCGCGGCGGTGCTTATGGAAACACCATTGCACTTACCAATCCGAAGGGTGGCACTGCTACCACACAGGGCTTTAGCGGTGTCATTACTAGCCAGTCCGCTTATATCCCCTTGGCTAACTACAAGAATGCCATCGAAGATGTGTGGACTGACCCTGATGCAGACATCCCCGAACAGATGCGCATCATCGAGACCGAGTTCAAGGAGGCAAACGCCATTCCTGACGGAACACCGTTTGAGTGGGATATTCCTTGGGAGACCGTTATTGGCGTGCTGTTGAAGAACGCTGCCTTTATCGCAGAGGTCAACCGTTATATCCGCCTGTACGCTCCAGACAAGGTTATCATCGTGAATACCGCAGGTGGTAGCACCGATGTTGCCAGCATCACTTGGGAGCAGCTTGTTGAGTATAGCCGTTCGCCTATCAGCAAGATTTCGCCCATCCGCATCATCCGCGAGCAGCAGACCGTACAGGGCATCACCACTTACCATACCGTCAAGGGTTGGAAGCAGAACGTTGTTGTTCTTCGTCCTCTTGGTTATGCTGGCGTACTTGTGCATGCAAAGGTTGCCGACGTGGAGCTGATGCGTAGCGGTGAGGTGAACAGCAACATTCAATTCTCTCTTGCCAAGGTGCAGGGATTCCTGAATGTCATCAACCAGATTGTGCCTAACGGCAAGCTAAAGTCTTACCATACCGATGTCATTGGTCGTTATGCTACGGTTCTTGATGAATCGCCGTATCACGTAATCGTTGACATTTCCAGCACAGGAAACTCACCTGTAGACCCGCCGCGTCCATAAAACTTGTGGCAATTTACAAGTTAATCTCTCATATAAGATTTGTTTTGGTTTATTAGTTTTTGGTTGGTTAGTTAGTTGTAGCAGCGATGACGGTATTAGAATGGCTTAAAGCATCAACGAGATATTCGTTTGAGGAACAGAATTTCATTAAGATTGCGCTTGACAGAGAGTGTAATCCAGATGATGATGTTTACGACGAGAGTGTTGTAACAAAGCGTCAGCGTGAGCTGATGACGGCGGACGTCATCTTTACTGCCGTACTTTTAAGTCCTTCCAATACCGCATCGTTGTCGCAATCGCATAACGGATACCAGAAGACTATTGGCCAAGAACAGGACTTTTACCAAGACGAGAAGATTAAGTACGCAATCAGGATATACAATCGCTATGATGACGATAGGGGTGACACCCTTACGGAATTGATGCAAGACAGGCGAATTAAGTTTATCCCCATAGAGGACGTTGCAAAGCTATGACGCGAGACGAGATTCTTGAATATCCTTACACTGGAACGATAACCAGAGTGATAGCAGGAAAGGGTATGGAAAAAGACCAAGAACTGCTTATATACGAAGGTGTCATGGATGAACACATGGCAAACGATGAAATTGGATGGACTATGCAGACATCCAAGTACATCATCAGCATTCCGTTGGTTAAGGATGCTGACGGCAAATGGATAGTTCCAAGAAAGGGTGACAAGATTGAAATCACGCGCTATGATGAAACATTCACTTTAACCGTAGATAATTCAGACCCGTCACAGCTAGGCGGTGTGAGCATCTACGCGACAAGAAGCAGTTGGTAGCAGATGATAAAGTCCAAGGTAATAGGTCTCAACGCAAAGAAGATGGCAGATGCAATGATGAAAATCGTTGTAGATGAACAGAATGCGCGTTTGATAGCCTATGCCAAGGAGGAAATACAATACATCGGCGATGCCATACGCGCTGGTCATTGGGGGAATCATTTTGACCGCACGCACAACCTGCTTAATAGTCTTTGCTGGGGCGTTTCTTATCAGGGGAAACTTATAGACTACGGATTCTACCGCGAGAGCGGTGATGTACAGCCACGACCGACAAAACGCGGAGGAGGCAGCGCAGAATCATTCCTGCATGAGTTTTCGGCTTTGAGTGAAGGGCGTGGCGCACAGATTCCAGTAGTGGGCAGAGAAATAGCCGAACGATACGTAAAGAAATACGGAGGTAACGAACGGTCGCGTGGCTGGCGTGTATTTTTTGCAATACTAGCACCATATTGGGGCTATTGGGAAGAAGGTTTTAATATGACCATCAAAGGAAAGTCCGCGGGGTTTTACAGGTTTATGGTTATGACGCAGTTCTACGACGAAATCAAACAAGACTTGAAACCAGCAAGAACACGTTTCCGCGTAAGCGTACCAAAATTCTAAAACGCATAAGAAGATGTACAACGAATCAAGAATGGACATATACGACTATCTATACAATCTCTTTTACGGAATAGTGACAGAGAACGTATATGATATGCGCGCACCGCAAGAGCTGCTTGAATCGGACACAACAAACGGCTTCCTTGTTATCCATGTCGGAAATATTGTGGACGAGAGTGAGTTTCGCGGGCATGCATACGGTCGTGTTAGGTGCTATATTGAGGCGTACGTTCCACAGATGTCCAGAGGGCGCGTAGACCACGACATCTATGCCGTGATGGAAAATGCCGTTAACGACATCATCAACCAGCAAATGGAAGTGCGCGACGGTACATATTACATCGAATCAGATAGCGTTATCTCTGCTGACGGCGGCGAATCATCAAACGCCAACAATGCATACTACACTTTCATCAAATCTTTTATCGTTGTCATCGAAGAACAAGATTAGTAATAATTTTAAAATTTAGAAAGGAACATAACTATGGCAAAGAAAACAACTTTGAAGCCGATTGGCCTAAAGTACGGCGAGGTCGGTGCTGAGGCCACCGTGCAGCTTATGGGCGTGCTTCGTGGTCTTACCATTGCGCAGGATGAGCCTGAATCAACAGAGATTGAGGCTGAGTTTTACGACGCTCCGTTCGACATCTTCTATCAGGGCAACCCTGTTACGATGACGTTTGAACTCGCAAACTATGGGCTTAGTGAACTTACACCGCTGTTCGGTGGAACACACGCCGATGGAACGTCTTCTGTTGGCGAGACCTATGAGGGTGCTCCAAGTGCTTTCACTTCCGAGCATTCTTGGGAGCTTTCGTTCGGTCGCGGATTTGGCACTCTGTATCTTTACAAGGGTCTTACCATTGGCACTTTGAAGAAGGATGCCGATGGCGCGCTGAACTATAACGTAACCATTACTGCTTTGGTTTACACCGACACCACCGTTACGCCTAATGTAGACCACATGTACAAGATTGTCGGCGACAAAACAACGTAAAGCAACAAATCTTTTGTTTTCGTGAACGTGGGGAGCGTTTATAGGGGTGTCCCCTGTGACGCTCCTTTTTAGTTTTACGAAAACAAGAAAAAACGTTCACGATTATGGTAAAAAAGAAGAAAGAAGAGGAAGGACAAAAGATGGATGAGTTGCAGGATTTTAGCATAGACACCAAAAGAGACATCCTAGACATCATAAATGATGCGCCATCGTTGGTAAGGCTAGGCGAAAAGGAGTATCGCGTAAAGGACATGCGTTACTATTCTTTATATCGCATCTGCCGTCTTGTGATGGATATGCGTAAGGCTGATGAAACGCTAGACACGGACAATGCTGTTATAACGGCTCTGTGTACCGATTTAGATGCCATGTGTGAGATAATGGCAATAGTCCTGTGCAACCATCTATTTAAGCCTTGTGATGATGCAGATGAAAGGAACGATGCGCTGATAAAGCAGATGAAGACAAAGGTGATGAACAGCACATTTGAGCCTAACCAGTGGGCAGCTATCATTCTTGGTGCTATACAATCCGTAGACCTATCCGCTTTTTTTTTACTCAAAAAATCGGTGAGTACGCTTACGGATTCACTTCTGACGAGGAAGAAGAAATCGGAGGAGACAGCATCACAGTTTATGGAAGCACTATCATTGCAGACGCATCCGACTTCCTGAGAGCATTTCCGCAGTACACGTTAGATGATTACCTATATCGTCTTTCGTGCGCGCAGATACAATTCATGGCGGTAGACAACACGCATACAAAATACTTGAAAGGTAGCGACAAGAAAGCGTGGAACGACTACAAGAAAACCGCCGAATCGATGGATAAACTTGATAACTTTATGTCGGGATTGAAGATTCCTGAACTCAAAGAGGGCGAAGAATACGAAATCCCCGTAAGGAATAGAAAGAAAAAGTAAACAAACATATATACTAACACGCTTATGGCAAGGGAAAACCCCACAATCATAGTTGGCCATCTTAACGATGCGGAACTGAAAAAGTCCATCGATGCACTTGTGGCACATGTCGAACAAGGCACGAAAAAGATGGTTGACAATTTCAATACCAGTATCGATGCCATGAAACGCAAGCTCAACGAACTAGGCAGCGTTAAAGTCGATATGGGCGGCTCTGCTGACGGCGGGTCTACGCGTAGGACAACAAAACAAAAGGAGGAAACAGAGGCAATAAAAGAGACGACGCGCGCATATAAGGTGCAAAAAACGACTCTTGATGAAATGGCGCGTGCGCAGCAAGTTGCAATACGAACCGCAAATCCGAATGGAATCCGTAACGCCGACACCTTGCAAACAATGAACATACAGCTTGACTTGTTAACGCAAAAGCTACGTGATGCAAGGTCGCAGTATTCGGCATATATCGCTATGGCAAGGGATGCCACCACAACAGGCGATAAAGGCTATTATCAAATGGCTACGGCTGGCGTGCATAGATACGAAGAAGAGGTTCGCAGCACAATCCGTCAAATTCGTGCTTTAAGAACCAGCATTTCTCAAATGGGCGATGTCATTGCTCCGCAGGGGCACACCATACAGAACTATGTCAATAGTCTCCAAAAGGCAAACCCAGAACTGGCTATTCTGAATGCACAATACAAGAGAGGCGCATCTTTACTGCAAGCCCAATCAACGTCTTATTCTTCTGCGACTCAATCAGCCCAACGCTACACGGAGCAAACGGAAAAGGAAAACAGGGCACTTCAAGAGCAAAAAGAGCACCTTGAAAGAATAAAAGATATTGCCGCACAAGCTAGAAAAGATATAGGACAATACGGCTTTGCAAACATAACAAACTATAGAGGTGCTGTCTACGCAGAAAACGACGAAAGGGCTAAAGGCTTGACGATTGAGCAGCAGATTGAAAAAATAATTAACCAAGAAAATGAAGCCCGTAACAGGCTAGTTCAAACAACAAGAGCACAAGTCGCGGCAGAACAACAAGTCGTACAAGAAAAAGAAAAACAAGTAAAGTCTTTTGTTTATCAGTTAGAATCTGCAAATGCGCTTAATGCAAAGCTGAAAGAATTAAAAGACAAATACAACAACATGACTTGGGGCGAACGCATGTCTGCTAATGGTAAGCGTATTGCCCAACAATTACGCGAAATTTCACGGCAAACACAGATTCTAAGTAGCGAACTAAATAGGCCGACAAGAAAAGAAGTTATGGGTCTTTCTGCAAACACGCTGGACGAAATTTCGTACAAGATGCGTCAATTGCAGAATTATATGCGCGGCCTTAACGTAGACACGCAAAACGCGCAGATAAGGGAAGCCGTTAAGGAATACGACAACCTAAAGAAAAAGATGGATGAGGTTATGCGCAAAAATCAGGAAATGATTGAGCATAACACGGCACTTGGTCGCTCATGGAACTACATGAAGAACCGTTTAGCATTTTACTTTACAGTTGGCGCAACCACAAATTTCATCAAGCAGCTAATTGATATTCGCGGACAATACGAATTACTAGAACGCTCAATAGGTATTCTTATTGACAGCGCACAAAACGGAAGCCAGATATTTGCGGAGTTAAACGCTATGGCTATCAAGTCGCCGTTTACTACAATGGAACTTGGTGCTGCCGCAAAACAGCTTGTGGCCTATGATGTCGCAGCGAAAGATGTCGTAGACACCACTAGGCGTTTGGCTGATATGGCAGCTGCCGTTGGCATTCCTATTGAACGTCTTACGTATGCGCTTGGACAGATTAAAGCTTACGGCTATCTTAACGCACGTGATGCGCGCATGTTTGCAAATGCGGGCATTCCGCTTGTAAAAGAACTTGCTGATTATTACACGGAACTAGAGGGACGGCTTGTTAGTACGGCAGACATTTACGACCGCATTAAAAAGAAATCTATCGATTATACTGATGTTATGCAGGTCGTTAACAAGATGACGGATGAAGGCGGAAAGTTCTTTAACTTCCAAGAGAAAGCAGCCGACACACTAAAAGTGCGTATCGCCAACTTGACGCTAGCATGGAATAACATGTTGAACGAAATGGGTAAGGACAGCCAAGGCGTTCTTACAGACGCGCTTGTCGGGATGAGGATTTTATTTGAACATTGGCGCGATATTGTCAACCTGATTTCTTCTGCGGCTATTAATTTTGCTGCTTTTAAGGCACTGCAAATTGCGGGGTTAACGTTGATTTCAATGCGCTTAAAAACAAATTTGGCACTCTGGACTGCAATGGAAATCGCTATACGCAAATCCTTGGGTGCTGCCGCACTCAACTTTATACGCAACATTGGTTCTGCTATTGCTAGTCTTGCCAACCCGATTGTCCTTACAACAGTCGCGTTAACTGCTTTTAGTATAGGCATCACTAAAGCCTACATGGATTACAGGGATTTGATTGCTGCGAATGAAGCATTCAATAAGAGTATAGTTGACAATGCGGAAGAAAACGTCAAGAGCATAGATAAGTTTTTTGAAGAATATAGGAGGCAGTTTGCGCAGCTCGGCAGCATGAGTGATGTTGACAAGGGGAAAATGTGGGAGCGTTTGCAGGAAGAAATAGAGAAAACCACCAAAAACGCCGCAGAGTACCTTAATGTCTTAAACAACATTTCTGATACTGGAGAGCGTATCAGTGCAGGCAAGGCAATACTAGAACAATCGCAGGAAATAGACAAAGAGGTTAGAAGGCTAGGCGAACGCGGGCTTTTTGATGTTGGCGGCGGATTCATGAACGACGCTCTTGCAGATGACATAAAAGATTATCAAGACGCTCTTAATGACATCATCAATAAATATGGCGATGTAAAAAAGGCTAGCGAGGCAAATTCTTATTCTGCAAGAAAGATGCTAGCCGACTTTTCTACTAGCGAAAAAGAAATCGAGTCTGAACTTGACGCATTTACTGGAAAGCTTGGGGAGGCGAACTTAGACAAGATAATGGGCGCAGACGAAGACATGGAAATGCGGCTGGCCAACATTCGCGAGTTTGTTTCTATTGTTCGAGATAATTTTTTGGCTACCGAAAAAGGACAAAAGATTACATCAGAAGGACGCGCATTGCTTAATAAGCAGTTAGACGCGTGGATAGCAAAACAGGGAATTGCGAATGGACTTATCGATAACGAACGCGCAAAGGTAGAAGAAAATCGTTCTGCATGGGAAGTTTTCTTTGACCAGCTAAACAGCAAAGACAAAGAACGTTTGGATTATCTTATAAAGACAAACCAGACTGGGAGCGACGACTTTAAAAAGATATGGGACAAGGCTGCGAAAGAAATGGCCGAACGCGCCACAACGTCCTATTCTTTGATACAAGACCAAATAGCAAATCTTCGCAACACGCCAGATATTGTCATAAACGTAGTATATCGGCCGACAGAGGAAAAACTTGACGAACAGCAGCGGGCGTTTACAGACAGGTTTATCAACCCAAAAGGCGGTAACTCTATGCCAGAAGAAGAGTATTTCAAAAAACGCAAAGAAAACGTTGAGAAATACGGCAGGTACATGAAAAAAGAAAACGAAGATAATGTCGAGTGGGAGAAACGCCTAGGGGAAGAATATCAAAAGAACGCCAAGGACATCGAGACGTTAAACAGCCAACTTGCCAATAGTGCAAAACTTAGCGATGTAGATAGAGCTGCAAAAGAAAAAGACCTAAAAATTTTAACTCGTTCACAGGAGGCTCTCAAAGAAATTAGAGAATCCCAAAACTTCAACTTCGACCAATTTGGCAAAGGCGGCAAAGGCGGCGGCTCAAAGAAAGATGTTTTGGGTGATGCCCTTACCAAGGAGGTGCAGCTCATAACTGACATCCAGAAACGTTTCAAAGAATACAAGCAGATAGGCGTTGATGCCCAGACGGCAATAGCTAAAGCTACAGAAGAGTACGGCAATACCATCATTAAGAACAATGCAACGCTACGAAAGTATGGTGTTCAAACTCTGTCATCCGAAGAGCTTGCGGCATTGCCATTGCAGAAAGTCCGTGAGTTCTACCAAGAGCAGATAAAAGTTGCTAATGCGCTAAACAACACAAAGGGCGTAGAGGCACTTGAAAAGGCTCTTGCTAACATCAATGTTGAAATCACAAAGATTGATTACAAGAAAATCACAGACGGTCTGAACAATGAACTTGGCAAGCTGAAAGATGAATATGAACTAGCCGTAGAACTTGATGCCAATCCAGAAATGGGCGACATGTTCTTGGATATGTTTGACGTCGACCCGAACGCATTACCGCAAACCATAGACCAGTACGCGGAGCGTGTTCTTAGTGCACTAAACAAGTCTTTTGAGCAGCGCAAGATTGATTTTAGGTTGCCAACTCTAGACCTTACGCGTGACGACATAGAAACGTACAGAAATCAAGTCGTTGACGGTGTTCTCGACCAATCTACGTTTGATGCAATTGAAAAGAACTACAAAGAGATACAGGAGCTGCGTAAAAAAGATGCAAAAGAAACGCTAAAAAAAACACAGGAACTGCAATACAAGCTTGCGGATGTAGACGAAAAGATAGCCATTGAAACGGAAAAGCTAGAACGTCTACGCCAGAAGCTTGCAGAAGAAACGCACGAAGAAAAGCGCAAGTTGCTTGAACTTGAAATTAAGGAACAAGAACAGGTCATTGCAAAACTGCAAGAAGATATACTGCAAATGCTCCCGACGTACAAGGCATTGTTTGGCGGCATAGCGGAACATAGCGCAGCAATGACACGCAAGATTGCCTTGGAGTTAAGGAGGATGCTTGAAACAGCCACCCTTAATAGCGACGGCAGTTACACCGTTACCGACCCGCAAGGTGGTACTGCACGAATAAGCCGCAGAACCAGAGAGGCACAGCTTGACAAGGTTAACAAGGAAATTCTAAAGACACAATCTTCATTCCAGAAGATAAAAGAATCGCTCACAAAGGACGAGGACAAAATGGTTGACTGGGCACACGTATTGGAACTTGTCGGCGACGAGGCGAAGAAAGCTGCTGATGGTTTGAAAACAATTGGCGAAATTTTCGCAGCCCTTGGTGCTGGTGATGATACCGTTGAGGCAATAAATGATGTCGCTAACACGCTAGAAGGACTTTCGCAGGCTGGACAGGGCGTGGCACAAATATATTCTGGCGACTTCATCGGCGGCACGGTTAACGTTATCAAGGGAACATGGAAGGCGGTAAGTACATGGCTTGATAATAGTGACAAGAAAATCACACGCAACATTGAAAGCTCAAAGCGCGCAGTTCGTCGCTTACAAAACGCATACGAAGAGCTTGAATATGCGGTCGAAAAGAGCATGGGTGCTGCCGAAATAGGTGCTAGGCGTGCTGCTATTGAAAACAAGAAGCTAGAGCTGGCCGAACTTGAACGTCAGCTGCAACTTGAAAAGTCCAGAAAGAAAAAGAAACAAGACGAGGATGCAATCATAGAACTTGAAGGTGAGGTAGCTAGCACAAAGCGCGAGCTGCAAGACCTTACAGATGGTGTGGTTGAAATGTTGACTGGCTCTGACATCAAGGCCGCAGCGGAGGCGTTTGTCGATGCTTGGGTACAGGCATGGCGTGCTGGAGAAAACACGCTTGACGCTATGAATGAGAAGATGGATGAAATGATTCAGAATCTTGTCAAAAAAGGTGTTACCAACAAGATTGTTGGCACTCTACTTGACCCACTATATTCTGAAATCGACAAATTCTCCAATGAAGGCAGCGAAGGCGGTGAAACGCTGACCATAAATGAGCTTCGTAAGATAGCGCAAGATGCGGGCGTTACGGCAGAGGAAATCAACATTGCGCTAGGTGAGTTCTATGGCAACCTAGAGCGTCTTGGAATCCTACCGAAGACACTTGAAGCCAACAAGCAGCTAAGTGCATTGCAGCAAGGCATTCAGGGGATAACCGAAGACACGGCAGGCGCATTAGAGGCGTACATGAACAATGTGTCACAACAGATGTACCTACACACGGACATCCTGACGCAGATTCGTGACGTTGTTGTTGGGTTTAACTTTGATGCTCAACTAGGGACTATAAGCCAGATACTCTTGCAGCTGCAATACAGCTACCAGACGCAGATGGCCATACACGGAATCCTAGAGGGTGTATTAACGCCATCGGGACGAGCCTTTACCGTCGAACTTGCAAGTTAAGTGGATTATGGAAGCAATACAGGAATATTATAAGAACGCGCTGCTCGCAGACCTTTGTACAGAATACAAGGGTCTGTGGCAGGCAGCTAGCAAGGACAAGCGTAAACTTGTCGATTTGGCACTCTCGATGCAGGCGATACCTCACTTGCTTACGTTTGCCCATGAGGGCAATGGCATGACAAAGGAATCGCTGATGAATGATTTTGGCGATTACATCAACGGCAGATACACCGCCATGGATGTTGATGGCGTAAAGGGTGGTTATAAAAGCGAGCTATATGTTGGCTATAACGGCATTTTAAGCCACGCTGACGATGTTTTGTGCATCATGTGGTCAACTATACCACTTATGGAAATTAAAGCCACCAAAGCCGTTAAAATTTATGTTGGGTGTTCGTCTGATGTGCGTATCGTTTGCGGAGGTTACAATAACGTTACGATAATGCTCTTTGATGACAGCAAGGTAACGTTAAGCGACATTGATGAAGAGAGTAATGTGACGGTTTTCAAGTATAGCGACCAATGTGATGTTACGATAGGAAAATATTGCATGGGCAAAGTTAAGGAATTTAGAAAGGAGTTGAGATTATGAACAAACCAATATATCAAGTCAAGAATAGTGCGAGTGGGACTTTTCAAGACATCGAGACACAGTTCAGCGGCGTAAGGATTCTAAAGATGGATGGCTTTCTGGAACTAGGCAAGCCAGTGAACATCTACACGGCGCAATGGGTGAATGAGCAGGCAGAGGATTTCCTGATAACCACGGTAAATCAGAGTAATCAGCCAGTAGTCATACGTGAGAACGTGGACATTTCCATCACCTTTATTGTAGGCAACAGGTATTCGTCATCGCCAAACTTTGACGCTCAGGCGACACATGACACGTTTGTCAAATACATGACAGACAGCGATGTGTGGATTCAAAGCGGATACATGGGAAACAAGTATGTCCATTGCGTGTGCCTTTCGGCATACAAGCCGACTACGGTGAAGCTTGGTCGCGGAAATGATTCATATATCCTAGGAACACTTACGTTACACACTCTGGACGCACCACAAACATCATCATAAAGGTGTACTACTTCTTTTCTGTTCTATTTTTTATACGATTAAAAAGGAAGCCCGTCATCCGTGAGGACAGCGGGCTTCACCCTTCTCAAAACAATTAACCTTATGGCAGAATCCTATTTCGCAAAAATCCTCTTATACCACGGCAACGCCATGAAAGCCTTGACCTTTCCATACTCATCACGCAGATGACTATTGTCGCCAGTAAGCTCAATGTTCTTTTCGTTTGCACGCTGCAACTTCTTGGTCAGCTCGGTAATAACCTTGTCCTTTGTACTCAGGGCAGCAAGGTAGTTCTCACACTCGGCAAGACGCTTTTCGTTCAGCTCATCACCTTCTTTGTCTAAACGCTTGAAGCGTTCAATTTCCTGTTCAAGCTTTCGGCAATAGCCGCGTAGCCCAGCATTCTGTTTGCGCAGGTAAGCATTCTCTTCCTGCGGCGTTTCAAATGTCTTTTCCTTTTTCATAATTGCGCAATTATTTTTTTTGTTAAACAAATATCGTTAGAAATCTGGCTGCTGGAATCCGTCTAGGTCTGGCGTCTCATTGCTTGCCGCTTGTGACTCTTTCATCATTCTCTTTTCAGCTTTAACACTGCTCGTCTGATAAGATGCCATGTCAATCGTCTGCCCTAGCAACGTGAAACCATCAATGATGTTGCCCTGATGGTCTTTTGCATAAGGCAGCATGACTCCTTTTATTTTTACCAGCATGCCAGAATTGAAATGTTTGCTGATATAGCTTTTGAAATAGGGCTTGAACAAGAATCGGAAAGTAAGTATTTCATCATCCACGATAGTCCCATCGGACTTTCTGAATCCTTTCCTTCTCTCGCTTGCGGTAACGATAGCGGCCGTTTCCGTGTATCGTATTCCATCTATATGCCCTAGAAAGTTTATATCCATCGTTCAAAATTCGTTTTAAGGCTATTTTAAGCCGTTTTGGCGGGCTTTTGCCTATGATGTAGTATAGTTGCCCACCTTTGTATTTTTAACACACCCACGGGCATCATTTATGCTTATCTAATTCAACGATTGTTAGAACACAATAGTTAGCAATATCCATAAGGTTATCACGCAGGCTTTCACCCGTTATATATATTTCATTCCCTTTGACAATGTTCTTTACGCGTTTCAGCTTATCGTTGATGCGTGCAACGGCTGGAACAAGCCCGAACTCTTGTATGGTTTCCGAAAAGCTGTTTCCGTAGTCGGCATTTTTCTTTTTGTAGATGCCGAGCATTTCCAGCAAAACATTGCCGAACTTGTCATTATCCTCGTTCTTGATTTCTTCGTACTCTGATGTCATGTTTCCTTTTCCTTTTCGTATTTAAAAAGCAGACCGACAATGGCGCGGCAGGTATCATAGATAGACAATCCCTTTGGGATGTCCTGCCAGTGGCGAGATAGGTGGTTGGCAAGCCGTTCCATCCCGCCGAGCTTTGAAAGAGATACTTCCTGAATATCGCCAGCCTTTAAGAGCATGTAGCGTTCGTTCATGTACTTTCAGCTTGTGAAAGACTTACTGCCCTCATGCTTAACTACAACCCATACTCCTTCTGGGAGGTCATTGGTCATAAGCATTGAACAAGGCTCGTACTCGACTTTCTTTCCACGCACGACACGTCTAAACAGGCGATTGTCAAAAGCAGGCTCAGGTTCTTCGTAAACACGATACCTGCCTTTTTCATCCTTATAGTATAACGTCGGCTTTTCCATCGTTATTCGTTGTTTTTCCTTGCCTTCTTAGGTCTGGGGATGCCAAGACGCTTGCGTGTGGCTACTGCTTCGCTAAGAGTACATTCTTTCAGGAACTCGCAGCTTTCACAGTCTTTGTCATCTTCTTCGTCTTCTTTCTTTGCCTTTTTCTTGCTAGGCTTTGGTGTCTTTGTCACGCTCTTGACAATGGCTTCGGTAAGGCGCACCGTTAACCCCAAACTTGCCATGCCGTGTTTGGAAAGAACTTTTTCTACAGCCGTAATGATGATGTCTGCAACCTTCTGGATACCTTCTGCATCGGTGTTGTTCAGATAGTCCTCAATCATCCTTGAAAACATTTCAGGCAAATCGTCATCATCGCCCATAAGTGCGATTTCCACTTGATTGCCATTCTTGTACACGGCAAGGAAATCGGAATCCTCTTTAAATTTCTCGCAAAGCTTTGCAAGTTCGTCTGATACATTAATTATTGGTTTCATGCGATAAGGTGTATTAATTAATAATTAAGTGAATTGTTGTGCAAAGATAAGGCATTATCTAATACATTCCAAATAATTTAATGATTTTTAATATAAAAGATGCTAAAACGGGGCATTGCTATCAGTAAAGGCAGCAAAAGGCAGGTCATCATCGCTTTCCTGCGGTGCTGGTTCGTTGTATTCAAAGGATTGTTGCTGCGGCTCTGCTTCCCACCCATATCTCAAATCATCATCGATGCTGTTCTTAAACCGCCTGCTTTCTATTTCATAGTGCAGCCCAACCATAAGGTCTACAACGCCATACATACGGTTCTTTGCAACCTCGACCACATTTCCATAGCTTTCAAAGCGGCTCATAGAACCTTTGCCAAAGAACTCCTCGCCAGTGCGCAAAAAGTCATTGTTAACGCGGTGTATGATGAACACATCATCGACGGCATTAGTTAAGTCACTAGTACCACTAATGTCATTCTTGCGCAGGAATGTCATCGCCTTTCTAGGATGCGCAACCAGAATGATATGTACCTTGTTCTTTTTCGCAAACTCCTTAATCTGCAATATAAGTTCTTTCTGCTTGTTATTCCTGTCACCTTCAAGCAGGTCGATATTAAGGCTAAAAAGGTTGTCAAGTACAAACAATTTAACTCCAAGTTTTAGCAATTCATTCATGTCATGGAATATCTGCTCCCATGTGTTGCCATATTCATTGTTGTACAGGAAGAATTTCCCATCAAGCCATTGGTCGATGTGCGCAGCAATGTTATCAGGCACATAATATTTGCCTTCCTTAAATTGAGACAGGCGCAAGTTGCGTTTGCCAGCAGCAACCATCTGTATCCACGTTTTCAGAATATAGTCTGGCAGCTCGCCTGACCACAGCGCAACCTTTGTACCCTGATTGATGACATTAAGGATAAGGGTATTTAGCCATGAAGACTTTCCAGAGCTATTGCTTCCACTAAGCAACGTGACTTCGGCCATGTTCAGTCCGACGATAGCCCTGTCAAGTTCTGCAAACCCAGTCTTGACGGATTCTATCTGCGAAAGGTCAACCTTCTTTATGTCAGACAAAGAAAGCCACTTGCCGCCTAACTCTGGCGACTCATCCTTTATCACATATTTAGGCTTTTGAACGGCATATTGGCGCGGAACGTATTGTTGTTGCTGTGCAGGGCGGTCATAGGCATCAGGCTCATAGAACAAACGGACATCATGCCACGTCTTATCCTTGCAGTGTGAATGCTGGCAATTGAACGTAAGCTTACCGTTAGCATCTTGGAACAACGCACTATCCCATTTCTTTCGGTCGCTATGCGTGTCTACCCACGGACAATATTCAAGCGTATAGCGCGTGTTAGCACCTTGCTTCTCTTCCTTGTATTTAATGCCATGTTCATTAAGCCATGAAACAACATCAAACGGAGCATTACCAAAGCTGCGCTGTCTGCTAGGCAATGGCTTTGGCTCTTCTTTTGGCAACAGGTCAGCTATAGCCTGAAACAAAGAGTCGTCATTAGGCTCTATCACGCTAGGCACTTTAACTATGTCAGCAATACGCCAACGACGCTCCTCGCTGTCAGAACCTTTCTTTGCCCATGTGCCGATAAGCTTGTCTATGCGTGCAGGATTGAATACCTTTTCATCTATAGACACGGCATCATCACTGAACATCTTTGACAACGACTGCAAGAACCGCTTGACAAGCTCGTTGCGCTGCTCATCGTTAGGCATGTCACACGTAAGGTAGACATGCCAGCCGTTGCCGCTGCGCGTTATGATAGGCTCATGGAATCCAGCCTTGACAAGATAGCGATATACATCAACGGCTTTCAGGTGAGCCTTCTCAAACTCAGCGTCACTTGCGCTTATGCCTGCCGCACGATTAGGGTCTAGGTCAATAAGGATAAAACGGCGACGGATAATATCTCCATCGGTAGTCGTTGCCTTTGGCCTCTTCTTGAACACGTCACGCTGCTCACGGCTATAAAGCTCTGGATTGATGTCGTTGAGCGTAAAGTACGCCTGCATGCTGCCATAGTACATAAAGTTGTTATAGTCAAGCATCGGGCGCAACTGTGAAATAAGGCGTTCGACATCGGTGAAATATCCGCTATAGGTGTTCATGCCCAACAGGCGTATCTCCACAAGCTTGCCATCGCCCTTAAAAACCTGCCACCACTGGCGTATCTGTTGTTCGTTTATCTCATACATAGTACTCACGGTATTCGTTCTCACGTTCCTCTTGCGAAGGGTCTGCAACCCTATACGAACGCCCACATCTTGGGCAGGTGAAAAAGCTAACTACAGCCGTATCATCTTTATCATAGCCAGTAAGAATCTCGTTTGCCATTGCATCGCTATTCCACCTGACCTCCTCGCCGCAGAAAAAACAATTCTTTGTCTTCATATCTTCTCCCATTCTTTTCTTTCTGCACGCCACACCAATGTGCCACGCGCATTGTTCAACATTATACAAGCACCATCAGGGCGGTTGTCATCCGTATACCCGTCGATGATGTTATCATAGAACATGCCGACGTAGATATAACACTTATGAAAGTCATTCCAGTGGATGTTCCCGTCAGTCAAAGGACGATACTCCGCACCGCCATCAAAAGACGGGTCAAAGACAACGCTGTTGCCCTTGGTGATAACATCAAAGAAAGTCTTGTCACGGAGGTAACGCTCAAAGTCACGCTGGAACTGTCTTTCACGACTGCTAACGTATGCCGTTATGTGCGGCATAACCTTCTCGCGGTCTTTCTGACTGAGCTTGTCCCATTGCGCACGCGCCTTCTTCTTGCTACCCTTGCGATTGTAAGCCACCCAGCATTTCTCAAAAAGATTGTCTTTTTCTTTCTTTTCTTCAAGCGCAGCCTTTTCTTGTTCTTTGTGTGTTTCTTTTTCTTTTTCTATTAATACGTCCTTGTCTTTATCTTCGTGTATAATATTATAATTATTATTGATAGGACTAGACATAATAGTGTCTACACTTTCTTGCGCGGGCGCGTTCTGGCAAATGCTAGCATTTGGTAGCATTTGGTAGCATTTGCTAGCTTTTGCTAGCCCGCCCTTCTTTCCACTCTCCTTGCGCTTTTCACGCACCATAAGCCATTTGTCGGTATCATGCTCCAACTGCGGCTCAATGAAAGCCATAGCAACACGCCCCGCAACAGAAAGGCTTGGCGGCTCGTTAAACAACGCCTTACGCATAATAGCATCATATACCTCCAGCCTGACATTATTATCAAGCGTGGCAACGGCATTGTACCAACCTGCGTGAAACGTAAAACATTCTCTGTTAAAATCCATTGTAGCTGTTTTTAAAAGCCTGCGGGTGATAATCCGTCAGCAGCTACTCTAACATCATACCACCCGCATAGGCAAGATTGTTATAACATGTATCTCTCGTTCTTTGCGCCTATTGTAGCTGGCAGCGCATCGAATCGTTTTTTCTTTTGTGCAAAGATATGCATTTTATCCCATACAACAAAATATTTTTGCGTTATTTAACTAAAATAAGGTTAATTGCCGTTTTTCAAGCGCAATTCTTTCGGAAGCTAGGTTAAAATAACCCTCATCAAGCTCAATGCCTATCCAGTTACGCTTCTCACGAATGGCAGCAATACAAGTGCTACCAGAGCCAGCGCAATTATCAAGAACAAGCCCACCTTCGCCTGTATACGTGCGAATGAGGTAACGTAACAGGTCAACAGGCTTCGCCGTAGGATGCAACTTCTCTTTGTCTCTTTTGAAATACAAAATATTCGTCGGATAACGCGTGCCGTCGTTGTTTGTAGTACAACGCTGCAATTTGGAACGCGTGACCGCATTAGGCTTACGCTCGCCACCGACACGTACGTATGAGTCAAACCCTTCACGCATCTGTGGATTATACGTCATCGGATTGCTGTTCTGTGATGCTGCACTAAAACTAAAGACACAAATGTCCTCCGTAATCTTTAACGGCTGAAAATGAGAGTTGAGAAAATTAGTGCCATTGTCCTTAACCCAAACCCAATTGTATTTCCACATATCAAGATTGCTCGACATAAGCATCGTGGTGAACGGCTGCACGGCAAACAGCACAATAGCACCATCAGGCTTTATTATGCGCTTGTAGGCATCCCACAACGGCTCAAAAGGAATTATGCTATCCCACTTTAGCGGCGTAGTGCTATA